ATGCTTCCATCGGAAACGATGATCTGGCAGCCTGAGTTCACAGATAAAACACTCTCCAGGAAACCCGGGGCGGTTCAAGCCGGTAGCGTTCATAGTCAATGGTGCCGGGTTGTAAATCTGATTCTGCAGCCGCACGCAAATCTTCCAGTTCTTTGCGGAGCTTTTCGTTTTCGATATCAGTTTCTCTCTGCGCGTACCACTGAATTGCCATCGCGGTATCAAACACAGATTCAACACCCTTGCTACCTCCGGAGACGCAAGATAGCCCCTGAGACTGCCAGCGTTCAATCGTTCGCGGATCCACGTTGAAAATTTCGGCAAGTTTCTTTTTGTTAACTTTCACAATACATTTCTCTATCAAATACAGGGTCCGACATGAAAACGCTTAAAATGCCCTTTTTCGGGTGTTTTCATGTCGGACCTTTTACTGATGTGATGTCAGAAAAAACAAATAGTTATGCGCGAGAAGTACCGACATGCTTTTTCCTGAAAAATTTTCATAAATAGCGCGTTTTTGCGCGTGCTATGACCCCCGGTGTTTCAGATTCTGGAAAGGACCCGTAAAACGTGAGGTAAATCACACACATATCAATAAAGCAATATTGAAATACGCGCACAAAACCACAATGTTCGTATGGTCACAATGTTGTGATGTTTTAATCAGGATATTTTTATGAAAAAAACAGGCATTCCATATGGAAGTGATACATCTTCTGGGACGTACTCCTGTGATGATTGCGGATACACTTTTACAAAATCCTCCAATACATCCCTCCCACCTTGCCCAAACAGAAACGTTAAGGAGCATACGAAAAACTCATGGACTGCTTTAAGCGGCCAGGGTGATGCAAAAGAAGATCCATATCCGTAATGCCTTTGCGCCCTTGTCAGGGCGCATTTTCATTTCTTATTAACTAATTACAACAAGCATTATCGCAGCCCCTCACTGAAGGGCTGCTGTAATGCCTGTTACTCAGTAACAACTGCGCCTTCCGGTAATTTCATACCGGCAAATACCGGACAGCCCGGATGGCGATCATCTTCTGTTGCTTCCAGCATTGACTCACCAAACCACTCCGTCGTGGCGCGACCATCAGCTGCTTTGTAGTGGATCAAGTACTGGTTTTCGCCATACGCATACTGCGCGCGGGCTTTAACCTCACCCCATTCATCACTGATGCGCATCTCCACCAGTTGAGACAACTCAAACTTAAACGGAGCAGCATCAGCACCAATTACAATCGGTTTGTTTTCTGTTTTTTCCATCATCGTCTCCTGATATCGAAGCCCGTCGCCGCACCGGGCACTGATCAACATTTGAGTATTCGCGGCGACAGAAAGAATTTATTTTATTGAATAGCCACTAACACAGAATTTCATGCTTTCCGGACGCTGGCGAACCCTTCATTTTTCAGCAAAATATTCTGCTTTTACAGGTGATCAGTTCTGCAGACACTGCCGAACGCCATCGATAAGCTGGCAGACCTGAGAAGCCGCATCGAAAAGCTGGCGCGCCTTATCCAGGCTGACGCATCCCACCAGAAAAAAAGGCACCAGTATCGCTACCAGTGCCCATTTCGCCGTCGTTCGCGGCACTCTGTGTGTCCAGTGTTTTCGCGTCATATCACCACCAACGCACAGCCCAAATCAGAACAGCGACCGCCACAAGGCGAATTGCAAAGGCCGCAGCCCTTGTCAAATCAAGGCTCGCGGGAGTTTCCACTTCAATACCTTTCATGATGGACAACCTCAAAAAGAATCTTTTATACTTTCCCACGAGGATTTTCTCCGTACTCACTACTCACAATTTCCTCTTTGGCGTGAAAACTCAAAACCCCGGACTGTTCCAGCAGCCGGGGTTTTGTTTTTTTTATTTACTGCCCTGGGTGCGGCATCTGGCTATTTCATTCCTGGCTTTACTGTCACCGCGACAGATACAACGCACCGTGTCTCCGGTCAACGTGGTAATGTAAGCCTCATCCTCTTTTTCTACCGGAATACATGGAATATCCCCGCCCCGGCAATACTCAATTTTTGCTGCAAGATGAGTGTCACGCGGATAGAACTCCAGACGATACATATCTCCCAGGACATGCACTTCCTCAACCTGGCGACCATCTTCAGTTACGGTAATTTTTTTCAGTGCGTACATACGTACCTCCGTTCTTTCGTTTTTTGAGCAATAAAAAAGCCGCTCATGGCGGCCCTGTATGTTTTGCAAGCTATCGCTTCAATTGAAAATGAGGCCCGTCTTTCAGTGTTTTCCAGTCCCCGCCCCATTCGATGGCAGTTCCCAGCTCTGCGGCAGCCTGCTTAAATGCCTGTGCGATTTTCTCGTACAGAGGCCAGTCCCATGACACCTGGCTACCAACATAAGCCACAACATCCACCGCATCACCGGTCAGGTGACGGCTGTTCATGGTCTGGCTTTTCCCTTCCGCGACCAGTTGTTTCTGGCACTCTTTCGTGCGCAGACCTTCCGTAATACCGAAATCAACCTCCGTCAGTTCAATGGCGCGGTGAACGACAGCAACCAGCTGTGGTTTGACGCCCTCCAGATTTTTTTCACTGCGGCGGCTGAATCTGAATTTACCCGACATATTCACCTCAACAATGGAAAGATTTTTGTGACATTCCCGCGTGCACGTATCACCAGCACGCAGAACAGCAGATTAAAAAACACTTCAAGCCAGCCCGTTGCTAACGGACGACCACACAGATAGCTGAGGGGCGCAAAGGCATACAGCAGCATCAGCAGCCAGGCCAGCCATGACATCAGCGGTTTATGTCTGGAATCACGGCGACGATAAAAAAAGAGCGTCAGCACGATAACCGTGCATAACGCCACATTCAGCAATCCGGGAAGGCTACTTAACATTGTCGCCTCCTCCACTCTTCAGGCGGGAGAGCAGACAGGACATCAGTGATATAACGTCCTGCCTGTGCACAAAGGACAGCACTTTTACCGACAATACAGACACCACCACAGCACACAGCGCATCAGCAGAGGTGCCGTCATGCCCTGTTTTTACAGCAATCCAGGCTGACAGCACGCGCGCCCCCAGTACGCCCACGATAAACGACACCAGAAAATGCGCCGCAACACGCCAGGCTGAAAGCGCCTGCGGCATCGTTGCCACAAACAACGCCCCGGCGAACGCACCAAACACAATCCCGAAATCCGTTCCGGTAAACAGCCCGAATACCGTCGCCCCGCCGAGCGCCGCAGCCGTGCCGGAACCGGACAAGGGTTCAGACATACTTTTTCTCCTGTAAATAAAAAAGGGCCACCAGCGGCCCATAAAAACAACACCCGGTCAAAGGCACCCGCAGATGCCTTTTATGCGGTGCTATTTTGTTTTGCGCAGTAGAGGCCAGAGCACGGCCAGCACAGCACCACCAACACGCCCTCAGCAAGCACCGACATCAGGTGTCAGGTGAAATTGATGCTTCTTTTATGGAACGTAGGTATTACCTTAAGGGTAAACCGGCAAGTGCTGAGTTATTTGAGCAAAGTAAAGTGATGATCTTCACCCAACTACAGACCAAAAAGGGGCGTGAACGCCCCTGTGTTTATATGACTTTAACGAAAACACTGACCAAATTTAATCAGCATCCACAACACTAATAATATCTGCGTCCAGAAACAAAAGACGCGCATAAATAAACCGTAGATTCTCAGTTAAACTTCACCTGGGCAAAGCCTGAGCCTGAACTGCAGGTATTAGATATGATTGTTACAGTCATCCCTGTCAGCTGAGCACTTTGTAACAATGGCTGCAAATTCCATCTGTTCGTCCAGTATTCTCTTCCTGACACCTTCACAGTAAAGGTATTATCCTCATTATACTTGGAAAACTCAATTTTACCTTTAGCACAATCCGCCGCCATTGCATTAACAGAAACCAATGCAAATAAAACCGCTATAAACATCTTCTTCATTCTTAACTCCTTTCATTCACCAGTTGTATATAAAGACTGTGACTTTCTGTTCAGAAACGCTGCTGCTGTATTACTTTCCCATAATGTATTGTTTATTTTTATAACGGGCCTGTCGCCAGTTATCTGACATTCTGGTTGACTCTCTTCATTCACGGCGCGAACAGAACGCGCGCCCTGATGATGGCAATTCAGTATAACGGCCACAGTACCAAGTATCGCTGATATATTATTAAAGGATATTCTCCCCACTCTGACACCAGCCTCTCCCCGATACTCCGGAAGCACATTGCTGATTCTCCCCCAGTTCAGAGTGAGGTCCACGTCTTCCGGCGTCATCGTATAAACAGGAGCAGTTTCAGACAGTGCCAGACGAAATTCTCTCTGTATTTGCCTGAACCGTAAGGCTTCTGCTGTGACAGTGACAAAACGCAGAACTGCTCTTGATGCATCTCTGGTCATTGTATTACCACTGAACTCCATTAACGCCAGATATGATGAAACCAGTGAGTGACGACTGATTTGCATTCCGGAACGTTCCAGCGCTGCGACACGTTGCAGAGTGGTATAACTGCTGTCCGTTGTCATGGAAATAGTTGTCACACCGGGCAATGATATATGTGCAAAATCTGAAAATCTGTAGAAAGTATTTGTTGTCGTATTAACAAATCCAGCCACATATAAATTATTTCGTTCAATAATCAGACGAAGATGGTCAAAACGCTCCTGATAAACATCAAGCCCTCGTATACCTACGGAAATATAACTTCCTGGTGGTGTATGATTAATAACGGATACCGATGTAGCTCCCTGAGATATATGTTCAAGAGGGGTCGATATCGCTGTCCGTATACTATTTAACGAAGATACATAACTTTGTTGAGTCGAAAAGTCTATCGTAAACTCCTGGGAATAGGATACCGAAGAAAAACCCAGTAACAGACACAGTATCCACTTTAACAATATACACTTCATATACATATATTCCTTTTAGTTAAGGTAATCAGTACCAGACCCGGCGCAGATACAAAAAAGCCCGCAGAAGCGAGCCAGGGAAAATAAGTGTGGCGCGTTGTACTGGATTCGAACCAGTGACCGATTGCTTAGAAGGCAATTGCTCTGTCCGACTGAGCTAACAACGCATGATGCAGATAATGGACCGCCATCCAGGACTCGAACCCCGCACCAACAACCCTGTTATCGTGTCGTCTGCTCTTCCTGATGAGCTAATGGCGGTATGTTATGGTGGCCCTTGCTGGATTTGAACCAGCGACCTGGCGATTATGAGTCGCTCGCTCTCACCACTTAGCTAAAGGGCCGGGCGCAGGATAATAACGGTACGTAACTAATTCTGCAATATCATCCGTTCTGACTGACTAAATCCTGAACTTCCCTCACCGTCTGCTCAAAACGCCCGGTCTCCAGCTCAACGCCAATTGCACGACGTCCCAGCGCCATCGCTGCTTTGACCGTCGAACCCGACCCCATGAAAAAATCTGCAACCAGATCTCCCGGACGACTGCTGGTGGTAATTATCTGACGCAACATCTCCGCCGGTTTTTCACAGGGATGTTTGCCGAGGTAATACTGTACAGGCTTATACATCCAGACATCCGTATACGGAACAGCAGCCGATACAGAAAAATAACGCCGCAGTGATTTGTATTCCTCCAGCAGGCTGGCATATTGCCGGTTCAGTTCACTGTATGTGCTGACCAGCTGGTGGTGTGGCTTTTCCAGTTCCCCGCGCTGATGTTTTTCTGCTGCAGCACGCGCAAACAACGCCTGCAATTTGTTGTAATCACCCTCGTTCGGCAACTGCCACTGACTTGTACCAAACCAGTGTGACGCCATGTTTTTCTTTCCGGTCGCTTCCGCTATCTGTTTCGATGTTACCCCAAGTGAATCACGCGCATCACGAAAGTAAGAAATCAGCGGGGCCATGACGTGCTGTTTAAGCTCGCGCCCCTTTGCCGCATAGCCGTCATGTTTGGGCTGATATGGCCCCTGATAATGTTCGGCAAACAGAATGCGCTCTGTTGCCGGGAAATACGCCCGCAGGCTTTCCTTGTTGCAGCCATTCCAGCGTCCGGACGGCTTCGCCCAGATAATATGGTTCAGCACATTAAAGCGTTTACGCATCATGATTTCGATATCAGACGCCAGGCGATGACCACAGAACAGGTAAAGACTTCCGGTGGGCTTTAATACACGCCAGAATTGTGCCAGACACTGGTCCAGCCATTTCAGGTAATCATTGTCGCCCTTCCACTGGTTATCCCAGCCCTCGGGCTTCACTTTAAAGTATGGCGGGTCTGTGACTATCAGATCGACAGAGTTTTCCGGTAAGGTCTGGATAAATTCCAGGCAATCAGCGTTGATTAACTCGCAACTGGATATTTTTACAGTATTAGCCATAGATCAATAAGCACTTCTCTGATAGGCTCATACCGCTTTTGCGCAAAGCAGATGGGCCTGAGGTTTGCTTGTGACCCCAACGCATGAGCAGATGGCTGGCAGGTGCCGCTAACACCCACTAGCCGCCCATTACCACAAATAAAAAAGCCTTCACTGCGGAAGGCGTCTGTAACAACCGAACTGATAATCTGCCAGACCCGCCATAACAAGCTGAGTCAGTATTAACTGGCAGCGTTCGCGTGAAAGGTAAGTATTCTGCGCAATTTCCCCGACGGTCGCCGGTTCGGTGACGCTTAATTCATTAAACACCACTCTGGCGGTTTCGGTCATATCCTGCTGTTTTAGCATGTCTTTTTTCCTTTTCTGGTTAACATGACATACCAATAACTCTTGTCGAAAAAGCCAGCAAGCTGAAAGACCGGTATTCGCAACCACCAGCGCGTTTAACGTCCTGTGCCGTTTTTCAGGTATAAAAAACCCGCCAGGCGACGGGTTTAAGCTGTGTGGCGAAGTAACCACTCTTAACAGGATATCCGGATTTTTACGATCGTAAACATCTTTATGCTACTTAGTATTCTCCGTCCACACATATAGGCAAATTCGTATATCCCGGTTTATGCGCCATATTCAGCGGCGCACAAGTCGGTACATTTTTTTTCTGTTGAAACGCTGTCCTCTCTCGCAGGTCTGGTTGGCTATTTTTTACATTTGGTGCTTTTTTTGCTCGCCTTATTTATTTTTTTCTTTTGAATTGCTGGTTTTGAATCTTCGTCCTGTTTTATCTCTTTGCCCTTGCACACTCCAAAATAATCAACATATCCCTCCGAGCAAACTTCCTGCTTACTTGCGCTGTTATCCCTATAATAGTGATGATGCTGCGAACGATGAGATGATCTTTTATGTCTCCGTTTTGCGTCCGCAAAAGAAGAAAAAAGCAAACACATCACCAATGTTAAGAGTAATGATTTTTTGAACATATCCATCCTGTTTACTGTATTACCAAAAACTTTTGCTATTCTCTCCATTGCGCCGCTGTAAAAAATGACATAAATCAAACCGACACAGCCCAATCCATCTCCAGTGAGACATTCAGCATCATCAACATACCATCAATTACCCCTTCTGCTTTTTGTAGACGTTTACCAATACACGTATCAGAACACCCGTGTTTACGTGCCAGCGCCATAAACGTCATTCCCCCAACGTAATAATCCACCAGTAGATCATGCTGATCTTTGTTATTCTTATTCAGCCGGGCCATGCACCCACAAATGATCATTGCGTCATCGTCGGAACATTGGGGACGTGATTTCACCTTCGACGGTATTAACCCTTTAAAACCTGCAGCAATAGATGACCATGTAACATCCTCGTGGTTATTTGCCACCCACGCCCCCCATCGCTCCAGAACCATCTGAATATCACGCGCCATCGTTATTACCTCTGATTTCGTAAATCTTCACGCCCAGTCGCCCACCAGGAACGACCTGACCGCGCACAATATTGATTTCATCAAACTGCTCGTCGTCGATAAGCAACCCCGCATGTGTCAGTGCATCCAGTGGTGCTTTCAGAATATTGTCCAGGTCACGACGGCGCTTATCCGGCGGCTCTGCAATGATCTTTATCGCCAGCCTTCCGGACAGGTTTAATTTCAGCCGCTGCTGGCGAACAATGAGCGCCACATCACGGCGATAACGCTCACCGGCTTTTGATACAAAATATGTGCTGCCACGACGACGCCAGTAGGTGTTCACCGTTGGCGGGTAAGGCAAAACAAATTCTATGCGTTCAGTCATTCATGCTTTCCACTTCAGGACACCCGAATTTCTCGCGTGCATTAAAAAACG